TTAAAGAATATTGCTTAAGGCAATTGGGTGCTCCCGTGCTGGAAATTAATTTAGCCAATGAGCAATGTGAAGATATTATAGATGATGCTGTTCAGTTTTTTCAAGAAAGACATTTTGACGGTGCTGCACAGTGTTACTTGAAGTATAAAGTTACCCAAGATGATATTGATAGAGGTGATGCTAATAATAAAACTGGATCAAGTAATACTTTAGGAATTACTACTACATCTGCAGAAACTACAATAGTTGGTACTGCAGTTACTTTTAATTACTATGAGAATAGTAATTATTTACAAGTTCCACCAGAGATTATTGGTGTAAATAAGATAATGCATTTTGATGGTACTAATACTGCTACCAATAATATGTTCAGTGTCAAGTATCAGTTATTTTTAAATGATATTTACTATTGGGGTACTACTGAGATATTAACTTATGCAATGACTAAGACATATCTAGAAGATATTGAATTTGCATTAACAACACAAAAACAAATTAGATTTAATCAAAGACAGGATAGATTATATTTAGATATTGATTGGGCAAGTCTTGATGAGGGTGATTGGCTTGTTATGGATTGTTATAGACTCTTAAATCCAAATGATTATACTAGAGTTTGGAATGATTCATTCCTAAAACCATATACAACTGCTCTTATTAAAAGACAATGGGGGCAAAATTTGATGAAATTCCAAGGAGTTAAATTACCTGGTGGTGTTGAATTAAACGGAAGACAAATTTTTGATGATGGTGAAAAAGAGTTAGAAAGAATACGTGAAATGATGTCTAATACTTATGAGTTACCACCATTAGATATGATAGGTTGAGAATATGCTTAATCCATACTTTCAACAAGGTGCTAAAACTGAACAAAATCTTATTCAAGATCTAATCAACGAACAGTTGAAGATGTATGGTGTTGAGGTGCATTATTTACCTCGCAAATATATGACTGAAGCATCTATAATGAAAGAGGTTATTAGATCTCAATTTGATGATGCATATCCTATTGAAGCATATGTTGAGAATTATGATGGTTATGGACAGAATCCTGTTTTATTATCAAAGTTTGGTATTCAGGCAACAAATGAATTAACTTTAATTATTTCTAGAGAGAGATTTGAGGATTATATTTCTCCATTAATGAAGAATGAGGATAATGTAAAATTAACAACTAGACCTAAAGAAGGAGATTTAATATATTTTCCATTAGGAGATCGTCTATTTGAGATTAAGTTTGTAGAGCACGAAAAACCTTTCTATCAACTACAAAAGAATTATGTTTATGAACTTAGATGTGAACTCTTCCGTTACGAAGATGAGGTTATTGACACAGGTATTGATGAGATCGATAATGAGCTTGTAGGAGACGAAACAGACGGAACTAGTGAAGATGGTATCTCAACCATTTTAGGACCGTCACAGACGCTTACAATGGTCGGTACGGGCGTTACAGCAGCAGCATACACTGGTATCATAACTTCAGGTGGTATACACTATATCAATGTTACTGGTAGGGGTGGTGGTTATATAACTCCACCATCTATAGGGATATCATCTGCACCATCTGGTGGAGTCACAGGTATATTAACGTCATATATGATTGGTGGAATTCAGTACTGCAATCTCAATGTAAATGAGAAAGCAAAATCAGTTCAGGCAGTTAGAATTGTAAATCCAGGTGCTGGATATGCTACAACAACATATCCAGGAATAGCATTTACTAGTAACACTGGTACTGGTGCTGCAGGTACTGCATTCGCTGCTGATGGTACATTAGGTATCGTAACTGTTACTGCTAGTGGTGGTGGATTTACTACTGCACCTACAGTCACACTACCTACACCACTTGCTGTTACTAAAACAGGTATTGGTACAACTGCTACTGCCGTTGCTATTATCAATGCTGCTGGTGCTGTAACTGATGTTTGGTATACAAATGCTGGTGCTGGTTATACTGCTGGTGATGGCACTAATCTATATGCAACATTCTCTACTCCTTCAATGGATTCTGTGGGCAATTTCGTCTTTAATGAAACTGTAACTGGAGGTACTAGTGGAACTACTGCAAGGGTAAGGGTTTGGGATTCTGCTACAAATCTATTAGAGGTAAATAGTGTTACTGGAACATTCACTGTTGGTGAAACTTTAACTGGAGGAACATCTGGTGCTTCCCGTGTAATTAGACTCAGTGATATTGAACCACAAGATGATGGATTTGCTGATAATGTTGATATTGAGACTGAAGCAGATTCTATTATTGATTTCACTGAACAGAACCCATTCGGAATGCCCTAAATATAAGATACTAGGAATCTAACTATGTTTGAATATTTTTATAACGAAATTTTGAGAAGAACCATAATCTCATTTGGTTCTTTATTTAATGGTATATCTATCCAACACACAGATTCTTCAGATAGCACTGTAGGTGTTCTTAGAGTTCCATTGGCTTATGGTCCAACTCAAAAATTTCTTGCAAGATTAGAACAATCTCCTGATCTTAATAAGTCCACGGCAATTACTTTACCGAGGATGTCTTTTGAGTTTACTGGGTTGACTTACGATCCATCAAGAAAAGTTACAACTACTTCAAACTTTATTTTAAAAGATCCTTCTGATGGATCTGAAACAAAGAAATCTTATATGCCAGTTCCATATAATATGCAATTTGAAGTTGCTATTATGTCAAAATTAAACGATGATGCTTTACAAATTATAGAACAGATTTTACCATATTTTCAACCAGCATACAATATAACTGTAGAATTAGTTGAGTCTATTAAAGAGAAAAGAGATATTCCTGTTATTTTAGAAAATATAACAATGCAAGATGATTATGAAGGAGACTTTACTCAAAGACGAGTTCTTCTTTATACTCTAAGATTTACTGCTAAGACATACCTATTTGGTCCTGTTCAGACTGCAACCAAGGATATCATCAGAAAGACTGCTATCAATTACATTGCAGGTGGATCCAAGAGTGTCGAAAGAGATGTTACATACTCTGTTGTTCCAAGAGCAGTCAAGGATTATACTGGAGATGTTGCTACATCTCTATCAGAAGATATGGGTCTTTCCGATCTTACTATTACGGTGGAAGATGGAACAGCATTATCAACATCCAGTTACTACTCTATAGGTACTGAAGAAATATATGTTAAGAAGATTGCTGGTAATTCTATAGTTATTGAAAGAGCAAAAGACAATACTACACAAGCATCTCATTTGAGAGGAGAGGAAATTAAAGCAATTACTAGTGCCGATACTCCATATATTGAGTTGGGTGATGACTTTGGATTTGATGGATCCTTCTCATGACAATGACTAAAGAATATAATAAGTTAGATAAAACCTTTAATCTAACTCCTGAAGTTGAGGTATGTGATACTCCAGAAGGAGGGTGTGCTACTCGAAAAGATCAACTTACTGATATTACTCCTGGTGGTCTAAAAAAACCTGATAGACTTACTCAAACTGATGTAGAAAAAGATTATGAATATACAAGAGGTAATCTTTATAGTATAATAGAGAAAGGTCAAGAAGCAATTAACGGTATTCTTGAGGTTGCTCAAGATAGTGATATGCCAAGAGCATATGAAGTTGCTGGTCAGTTGATTAAGAGTGTTTCTGATGCTACTGATAAACTGATGGATCTCCAGAAGAAACTAAAAGATGTTAATGCTGAAGATGAGAAAAAAGGTCCAACCACAGTAAATAATGCACTGTTTGTAGGTTCTACTGCTGATCTAGCAAAATTAATTAAGAGCGAAAATGCCCCAACAAAATAAATTAACACAACTTATATCTCTTACGGGAATATCAACAGTTGGTATCTGGACTGTTGGTGTTACTGAAACTGCTGGTGGCACAGGTATTGGAACTACAACATATATAAGAACAGCTCTTTTTCATAATGCAGGAAGAGCAGGTGGTGCTACAACTACTGGTTATGCTGGTCTTGGGACTGCAACATGTTCATTATATGTTTATCCACATTTTGAAGAAGTTGCGGGTGTTGGAAAAACATCTTATAGAATATTGAGAAAAGACTTGGCTCCAAATGAAACTTATA